ATTTTGGACTGTAGCGTTTTTGCAACTTGTTCCCAAGATTCGCCTGTGGCCATGGCAATGATGGGTTTGTCCCACTTTTTGCCTTCCCACCAGTCAGGGTACATGCCTGTCAAATGATAAGCCACTTCAAACGATGAAGCGACAGTCTTGCCAGATCGGTTGGCAGCAATCATGCCTCGGCGGGTGTATTCCTTGCCAGTTTTAAAAAATTTAATCTGATAGGGAAACGGTCTAAACCACTTGATGGCGTTGAACTGCATGTCCTCGGCCAGTTTGTCACGGGCTTTCATCATTGCCCGAAGTTGTTCGGCATCAAGAGTTTTGGTGGCTTTTTTGCCTCCAGCCAGTTTGACTAGATGTTTGAGCGCCCGATCTTTGTAGATGGGCTGGATATAGTCACTGGCTTCACTTTTGGCCATACTTGTCCCGCAAGTCTAAAAGGACTTTTGCAGCAGAAGCAAGATAGTAAATGTCGTCAGGCGCAAGCTTGTGTGTGGTTTGCAGATCTTTTTGAAGCATTTCCAAGGTTTTCCTGGCGCACACTTCAGCCTGATCCGCAAGCCGCTTGCGAAAGACCAATGAATAGTCTTCCATTTACGCCCAAGGATCTGTAATGTTTTTGGCAGCAATGGCCATAGTGCTTTTGTCGATCATGCGCCAAATGCCAGCACCTTTTTCGCCAGAACAATATGCATACAGGCCACGGCCTTTTTCTGTGTATGTGCCATCAGGATTGCGCAACACCAGTTCTTCAGTGCGTGGGTCAATCCAAGAATAGCGTTCAGGAACAGTTTGACCGTACTTGTTGATCTTTTCACCAACAGCAATCATTTCGGTTGGACCCATGATCTGATAGGTAATCAGGCCATTGTCGTATTTCCAGAAATTGATTTGAACCTTCTTGTCACCTTGTGGATCTTGTGGGTGAGGCATGTTAAATGCACCAAAGAAATTCACACGGTTTTCAATAGGAGGCAAGCTGTCACTGCGAGCAGGCAGTTTGCGTTTTTCGTCAACAGGAATAGTTTCTTTTTTGTCAACATACGGATTTGAGTTAGTCAAATATTCCGCAGGAACTTTTTTGCCCTCAAGAGCGTTCTTTGCAACTTGGTATTGGTCTTCTTTTGGTTTGCCAATAAGGTCAAGGGCTATTTCGCCATTGGTCTTATCGTAAACAAATTGAGCCAGTTCACGGGCGTTGGGAAGATCAAGCTTGAGAGCTTCTATGTCATACGTTGCCATTCTTATTCCTTAAACTTTGTTTTCGTCAATTCGATGATCGCCACACCAATCGTTTACATAAACCACTGGATAGCCTCCCATTGTAGGGGCGTGACGGCGGCATCGCCCTAAGTGATAAACAGGGTCGAGTTCGCCAACAGTGCCTTGCTTAATGATCTGCTTGGGAACAAACCAAATACAAGTCTTGCAGCGCATACCTGCTGAACGATGTACCCAAGGATCAATTATTTGCTTTGCTTCTTCCATGCATTACCTTTCAAATGTTTTTAGGAACAGACGGTTTAGTGAACTTGTCACCTTTGTGAATGTTGTTGGTGTGTTGAGAAGACAAGGTGTCTACTTTGTAAGCATTGTTGACAGCGCCAGCAACCATGTCACGATGTTTAATTTCATCGGAACGGCTTTTGAGTTTGTCGTTCACGCCTTTGGTAAGGCCTTTGCGCATTTGAGCGCCGCCTGAGAGAACTTTTCCGTATCCAGACATGATTGCCTCACTTCAAAAAGTTGTTGCGATCAGAATTCATATAGCCATCATTCTTGATGCGGCCATCGTAATCGCAATGTGTTTGAACCATGACTTTTTGGCCACGGGTGGCAATGTTGCCGCCAGCAGATGCTTTGCCTTGGTTGGGGCCAGCAACGTATGTACTGCCACCAGGATTGGTCACGGCAGTTGCGCCACCTTTGTGGTTGGCGGGGTGTTTGGACACGTTGCCTTTGCGATTGGGCGCTTGGGCCATTTGTGTGGGGGCATTGTTGCCAGAGGTATATGCACTCATTTTTTGCCTTTCATTTCACGTCTTTCGGACGCTTTGGATTCTGACTTTTCCTTTTTTTTGCCAGACTCACGCTTTTCAGCATAGGCAATGGCAATCGCTTGCTTCTGAGGTTTACCCGCCTTCATCTCGGTTTTGATGTTGGAGGAAAAAGCCTTTTTTGAAGTACCGTGTTTCAGTGGCATATGTTACACCTTTCGAAGTGATTCAAGAAAATTCTCCATAGCCCCATCAGCATCTTCTTCTTCATCCCGCAGGGTATTTTGGACATGCTCGATTGAGATGATGGGGGCACGGCTGGATTCAAACGGAGCAAGCTTATCAGCAATTCTGGCTTTGTCTTTGATGTCAAGTTCTTCGGACTGCATGGCTTCAATCAGGACTTCCATCGCAGTCTTGAGGGGAGGCATACCCAGGGCCTCACGTTCTGAATTGAGCCGGTTGAACAATGCACCGTACTCGGTGACTTTGTTTACGACTGAAGGTCGGCCTGGGGGGCGTTTGAGTTTTGTGACCGTAGCCATTCAATTCCTTTTTCTGTTCTCATCCAAGCATATGAGCCATTGACAGTAAACCCACGTTTCTCATGGATTCTGACAAAAGCTGAGTGATCCATCCGAATGGAAGTGGAGCAAACAACAGGGATACCGCAATTGCCTGCCCACAGGATGTGCTGGTCAATCATCTCATTTATTAAGCGAATCCGCAACCGAGGGGGTAAGGTTAAATCCACGAAGTGGAATTTTGAATTTGAAATCTCTTCTGTTGAGTAGGTTGTATAACCTTCCCGATCAAACCAGCAGAACCCCAACAATTTGCCGTCAGGGTAGTCAGGATCATCATGGGCTCGACAGACAGCCAGGAACTCTTTGGACTTGTCGAACAGTTGAACAGTGGCAGTAACTGTCGCATGTCGCAACATGGTGGCAGGGCTGCGGGTCAGGATGCCATCAGTCTCAGGGCCGTACAGGGAGTTGGCCAAATGAACAATGTCCTCAATGTCATAGCGAGGATCAGCCAGGGTCCATTCCATTACTTCAGACCTCGCAACGTGGCTTCGTGGCGGTACTTGGCGTACTCGTCGGTAAATACTTCGTCAGTCCGCTTTGACAATTCTTGAAGGGTCAGGGGAGGACGTTTTTCAAAAAATGGGATTTTGTCGCCATTCATGAGTAGCATAAACAGAACAGCCAAGAGAAAAAATAAAAAACTCAGAAACAGCAATACGACTTCCATCACACAACCTCCTCGTAGGTCATTTCAAAGATGTCAGGCTTGCAAGGGTAGTGTTCGCCCTTTACGCCTTTGATGATCCAGTCGCCTTCAGTTACTTCGTGACTGCCCTCAAGCGTGTCAATACGAAACCCAGTGGGTGAAGTGCCGTCCTTGTAAACACCAGCAGGCCAACCATCAGGTGTGTTGACCCAAAACTGTGTGGCCTCAATGACCACAGGCTTCTTTCTAAACAATGCCATTTCATTCTCCTTTGCAATAAAAGTTGTTGGTCGGCGGCTACGTGCTCTTTCAGTGAGCGCCCTACTGGAAGGTTCTTTGGCTCACTACCTGTTACAAATCCATTTCTCACCAACACGGCTGGGGACTGCCTTGCAAGGACGGCCCTAGTTTCGGCGAACCACAATCCCCATGCGTCTTGATGTGAGTAGATTATAGATTATTGTCGTTAGGTTAGAAAGTTTTTGTGAAAAAAATTTATGGGTGGGTTTATTAAACCTAAAAGTTTTTAGAAAAAATCTGATGGTGGGGGAGTGGCCCCCCCCTTTTTTCCCTGCTTCCAGCCCTACCCCCCCTCCCCCCCTTTTATGCCAGTAGTGCCGAGCCGAGCGGGAGAGAGCGGGAGAAACCCAGTAGCTCTAAGGCTTTCGAGGCGCTCTAGGTATTATGTTAAGTGGTGTTATGTTAAGTAATAGAGGAGCTAGGTTTACTGCGCTGGGGAGCCCTATCGCTTTGAGGTTTTCTAGCTAGGCTCTGAGTCTCTCGCTCTATGTTTCTCTCCCTCTTCTTATCTCTCTCTTTAGTAGAAGAGAAGTCAATAGAGGCCGAGGGTTTCGGGGTTTTTATGCGAGCTTCATAGGCTTTCTGTAATGCTTCTAATAGCTCTCTCTATGCTCTTCTCTCCTCTCCCATGAATGAATGAGGATAGAGGTCTATTCTTTTCTTTCTTTTTATACTTGATTCTTTGAATATATCAAGTTGCTAATGACAACTCTATCTAACGTTTAAGGGTTTTCCCTATTGTCGCAGAGTATAGTTAAACCGATATTAGAGGCATGAGGCGAGGCGGTCTTGTCTCTGTATAGCAAAGCAAAGGA